CGATGCGGCTTGGCTAGTGAGCCATCTGGGTATGATTTTGGTTTCATCAATTATTGAGGGCTCGCCGTCCAATTCTATGGTTGAGATTGGCTGTGCCACAGCTTCATATACTTCTTTGACTTTGTTAATCTCAGCGTTGACACCTTCATATATCTGGTTTTCTATGAGTTCACGGAGCCATGTCATGACTACTGGTCTTAACCGGTATCTGCTCATGAGCAACCTAGAATACTCGTGAACTCCAGGCGTAGCGTGTCCATCAAGCATTTGCTGAACGCTGACACGATTGGAATTGTCAGCTGTTGTGGGGGGCGGGACCTTGCGACCAAATAGATTAGTGGCCAGTAGCGCCTCTCTCCACGGCTGTCCAGTACACAACCAGTTGCAGCTTGCCATGCACATCATCATCATAGTGTGTCTCCTAGCGCCTCGCCTAATGCAACTGGCTGCAGCATCAGATATTTGATTTGGGTATTGGGTGACATTATAATTGCTGGATTTGTACCATGATCCGGAAACGAAATTGACCAAATTGGGTATCAGTGGCTGTGTAGGCAATTCCCTCTTTTGCTTCATGTTGTACTGCAAGAATTCGCCGCAACTTGCAGAAAGCATGATTTTTCTGGGCTGTATAATGTGGCCTTGCACCATATGCTGGTCAATATATCGTTGAGCGTCAGCCCATGATATCCCTATGCATATCTCATCATCACCACACATGCGTACCATTGCAGGCTTTCGCCAGCAAATATGAATGATTTGGCAAGCAACGGTGATGGATTGTTGGTATACACTATGTAACATAGTGTTGTCTCTAGCGGTGTCTCTTTCGCCGCTGGACAAGCCTTGGTTGGAGACAATGCCGCTGATGGTATGGTTGAGCTGGGCAGCAGCCATCCATGCAGCTGCAGCGGCCTGTTCAGGGTGGCCGAACTTGAGATATGTAGCTGCCATCGCCACATTGAGTAGAGCACGCGCTCTGGTCGTGTGAGTGGTGTTGAAATCAGAATAATCGATGCAGAGCATGAGCGAGTTGAGTCTGTGTGCAGTATTGTACACTCCCTCGGCCGCCTCGCGGACGTCGCTTGGTGTCTGTCTCATGACCACTCCGTTAATAGATAAGTATTTTTCCATGTTGTTGGATGCAAAGGCAGCAATTAAATATGATTTGTCATCAGCAGCGCGTAACGCTCTGCGTTTGAGCCCAGGTTCGTTTTTCGTGGCACTCCGGCAGGCCATAACTGGTTTGGAGAGCATAGCCATTTCAAAGAAGGAAGCATCAGAGTTGGCTATGATGATGTTTTTTGTGAGCCGTAGACGGCTGTGCTCAACTATCGCTTTAGGCAGCAGATGTAGCTTGTCTTTGGCACTACTGCTGCCGCTGCCCAACCACGCGGCTCTGGCTGCCCACCAGGTGCTGGCAGGCTGTAAAGCTGATGGGGCTTGCAGGATGGCTGCCTGGGCAAACTGAAGCAGTTGGGCATATAAGTGTGAGTGCCAACTATCTCCTCGGTCGCTATTAAGGTTCCAAGAGTGCGGCACACTTGCCCAACTCCTTTGAGCCAGTTCCGCAGTTTCATCATGGTGTCTCAGATCACGGCCGAGCAGCGTCTTGCACCGAGCTACAAACGCGTGTTTAAGGTTTGGTGTCTTTGTGGGCAGATTGGTCTCTAAATGTGTGGCCGCTCTTGCAATAGTTTCAATTTTAGCAAACTGGCAATCATCCCAACAGCTAAGCGGAGTATGTGAAAACTTTTCCGCAACGGCGTGAGCTCCGTTGGAAAACAGAGCTTCCACAACTAGTAGTAGTGTTGTCACAACATAGGCTTGTTGGCCCTTGTTGAGCGTCAAGATGTCATCCATACATTGACGTGGTATATGCACGTGGTTGATCGCGGATTGCAGAGACGTTCTCATGCGCCCAATGAACCCTGTGGGAGCATTTTCATAGTCACTGTTGCATGCCAATGGTCTGTCGTAGTCCTCGTAGATATGCCTACTAAAGCACGGTGCGTTGGCACACATCCAGGCAGCAGTATCGCCAGCCGCACGCCATCGGTACCATGTTTCAGAGTCGCAGCGGCCAGCACCAGCATCTAAGCGGCTGTAGTGGGCACAACATGTAAGCAGGTCTCCTACAGCGTAGCGGTCATGCGCAGCGTTGTCAAGTCGTCTACACGCATGGCAGGCTTTGTCGCCAAAGATGGATCTGGCTGGTCGGGTGGCATAGACTGCGCTTCTTGCGTGGGAATGGATATAGCTTCGACTTGCTGGCTTAGGTGGGACGATTTGTTCCCAAGTTCGAATGTAGTTTTTGAGCCATTTTTTGCCTGCTGTTCTTCGGCTGTTGGGTGTTGTATCTCTGTGCGCATCGTGGTCAGTCTCGCCATTTCGAGGAGAGCAGGTGCAAGCTTGGTCGCTTCGACAGTAAGCTGTTCATCGTGAAGAGAGCCTGCCACATTATCAAGTCGCTCAGCCATCCATTGCAGTGCCGTGGGGTCGCCACGTAGGCCTTCATTAGGCATCCATTCATTGGCAGCCCTTATGATCTTTGTGGC